TAATAAACTTGGAGGTGGCAATAATACAAGTGTTGTTGTTAATGTAGACGCATCAGGTTCAGATGTTCAAGGTGATGAAGAACAAGCTAATCAGTTTGGTTCTGCTATAGCTACTGCTATACAATCTGAATTAATTAGACAACAACGTCCTGGAGGATTGCTTTCAAGATAATGGCTACTTTTCCTGATTACAAGCCACAATTTTCTGCAAACAAACGTAGTGCTCCTAAATTAAGGGTCACACAATTTGGAGATGGTTACCAACAAAGAACAAGCTTTGGTTTAAATCAAGATCCAAAAGTTTGGAATCTTACATTTAATGTTGATGACGAAGATGCAGAAGAAATTGAAACATTTTTAGAAGCAAGAGGAAAAGATGGTGCATCATTTTCATGGCAACCACCTGATGAAACTTCTCCTCTTAAATGGATTTGTAGAAGTTTTAACAAAGAAATTTTTTCTTTTAACCGTAATCGTATTACAGCTACATTTGAACAAGTATTTGAACCCTAATGCCAATACCAGTATCAGAACTACAAAAGATTAATCCAAGTTCTATTATTGAACTTTTTACCTTAACTTTAGATAGCACATTACATGGATCTACTGATGTGCAAAGATTTCATGCAGGTTCAAACAGTTTAAATAATGGTGATGTTATATGGCAGGGTAATACATATCAAAAATTCCCATGTCAGGCTGAAGGTTTTGAATTTGATGGAGCGTCTAAATCTATTCCCCGTCCTACCTTTACAATTAGTAATATCTTAGGAACTGTTACAGCTTTGTTTGCCACTGTTAATGCTGTCACTGCTAATAATGATCTTAATGGTGCAAAGTTTACAAGAATTAGAACATTGGCAAGATATTTAGATGCTGCAAACTTTACTGGAGGTACAAATCCATTTGGAACACCTGATACAACACAAGAATTACCACAGGAGATTTATTTTATTGATAGAAAAGTTGTTGAAAACAGAGAGATTGTACAGTTTGAATTAGCATCTGAATTAGAATTAATTAATCTAAAATTACCTAAAAGAGTAGTTACAAGAGATTTGTTTCCTGGTGTTGGTACGTTTATAAATCAATGACATGGCAGGAAGATGCTCTTGTTCATGCAGAACAGGAAGCACCTAGAGAATCATGTGGTCTTCTTGTTAATTATTTGAATAAAGATAAGTATATTCCTTGTAAGAATTTAGCTTTACATAATGATTTGCAGTTTATGTTAGATCCTTTGGATTGGGCTAATACAGAAGATAGATATGGCAGAATCTATGCTGTAATACATTCTCATCCGATTGGTACGGAGCATCCTAGTGAAGCAGATGTTATAAGTTGTAAACGATCTAATAGAACTTGGTATATTATTGGACTAAAGACAAAAAGATGGTTTAAATTTAAGCCAACAGATAAAATAGAAACATTACAGAGAGATCCATGCTTAAGACAGTAAAATTATATGGAGATCTGGCAGATTTTGTAGGATGGAAAGAACAGAAGGCAGAAGTAAGAAATACAAAAGAAGTAATGAGGTTTTTATTGTGTAATCATCCAGAATTAGAGAAATATATGATGAATAAATATTATCGAATAGATATGGGAGAATATAATGCAACTAAAGATGATTTATTAAATCCTATAGATAAAGAGATAAAAATAATACCTGTTGTTGAAGGTAAAATTTTTGGATTGATTGGAGGTCTATTATTATCAGGTTTTGCAACTGAATTAGGTCTTGCTATTGGCTTAAAAGTTGGTACAGGACTTGGACTTTTTGCAAGTGGAGCTACACTTCTTGGAACTAGTTTAGCTATTAATAGTATAAATAATTATTTAACACCAAAACCAAAGCCGATGTCATCTTTAGAACCAGAAGATGCCACTGTTAACTTTGCCTTTAGTGGGGTTACAAACGTATCAAGAGCAGGTGTAGCGTTACCTCTTGTCTATGGAGAAATCTTTGTAGGAAGTATAAATGTATCAAATGGAATTGATACAGACCAAATTGAGGTTCCTATTTAATGACAGAATTAATATTTGATCCGTTTGACCCTACCTTTGATAGCTTTGATCCATTTCAAGCTCATTATTTTGGCGAGATAACTGAACAACAATTAGATGGTTATTTAAAAGAATTTGGTGGCGGTAGTTTAGGAAATAATATTGTATTTGATGCTGCTGGAAAGTTAGTTGAAATAGAAGGGGTTATTGTAGAAACTGGTAGTTATAGTCAGTCAGGAACGACAGTAACAATTACACATGATGGAAGTGAAACAATAAATGTAGGTGATGTTTTAAATGTAATTTTAAATGTTGGTGCTACCCCTGGCGAGGTAAGAGAAGAGTTAACAGTAGCTTCAGTTACTTCATCAACTGTTTTTACTGTCACTCGTACAACTTCTGCTACAGTTTTAGCCGAAGTAGTTAGTTTCTATAAAGAAGATGTTTCACAATCCAGCAATTATTCTCAATCAGCAAATACTATTACTGTTACTCATAGTGGTGCAGAAACATTAGCTGTTGGTGATGTTGTTGACTTAAATATTACTTCTGGTTCTGCTACAACAGAAAATGTAACTGTCACTTCAGTCACTTCCTCGACAGAATTTAAAGTAGAAAGTAGCACTTCTGTTTCTACAACAGGTGACGCCACTTTTACGAAGCAAAACAGTGTAAATATCACAGCAGGTGATGTAGATGGCATACAAACTACAACAAATTCAATACTATCCAGCAAACAATCAAATGATCTTATAGATGTTCTCTCAGAAGGAGAAATAGCTGGCTTTTCTTCACCATTAGAAGCAGGTCTTACGCAAGGCACTGATAAATACAATATTGCAGCATTAAAAGATGTTTTTCTTAATGGAACGCAGATACTAAAAAAATCAGCAGATATTAACAATCTTACAGAAGGTGATTTTAATTTTACGAGAGAAGATATAAGTTTTGAACCTAGATTTGGTACATCTAATCAGACATCATTAGACACCATTAATGAAATAGAATCTGAAACTGCTGTAGGTATTGAGGTAACAAAGGCAACACCTGTTTCAAGATCAATTTCAAGTCAGATAGATAAGTTAAGAATTACTATTAGTTTTCCTGCATTACAGCAATTTAATACAAGCACTGGTGAGACTAATGGTACACAGGTCAATTTATCTATAAAAATTACAGAAAATAATGGTACAGAGCATAGAGTTATTAAAGGAACAAAAGGTGCTGTGGTTGGTAAAACAAATACACAGTATTTTAGAGATTATATAATTAAAGGTTTATCAAATCTAAATTATCCAATAACTGCTACTGTCACTAGAGTTACAAATGATTCTACTGATACTAATTTACAAAATAAATTAATTTGGTCTTCTTTTACAGAGATTACAGCAGAACAAAGAGCTTATCCTGACATCGCACATGTTGGATTACGTTTTAATGCAGAATCTTTTAGATCAATACCTAGAAGAACATATCGTATAAGAGGAATAAAAGTAAAAATTCCACATAATGCAACTGTGAGATCCGATGGAAGTCTATCTTTTAGTGGTAATTTTAACGGCACGTTAAAAACAGATAAAGAGTTTACAAACGATCCAGCTTGGGTTTTATATGATGTTCTTACAAACACTCGCTATGGAGCATCTATACCAGAAACAGCAATAGATAAGTTTGCTTTTTATTCTGCCTCTGAGTATAACTCAACACAGATAGATGATGGATCTGGTACTGGATCTACTGAGGCAAGATTTAGTTGTAATGTAAATATTAATAATCAAAAAGAAGCATTTGAACTCATACAGGATCTTTGTTCTGTAATGAGAGTACAGGCTTTTTATGAAGCTGGAAGTATTACGATTTCTCAGGATAGGCCATCTGATCCTGTCTATACCTTCAATATCTCTAATGTAACTGAAGATGGTTTTTCATATACCAATCAAAGTCAAAAGGCTAAGTTTACAAAAATCAATGTAGGCTTCTTTGATATGACAACAACTGCTATTGATTATGAAACAGTAGACGACACAACAGCACAGTCAAGGTATGGAATAAAAACACAAACAATAAAAAGCTTTGCAACAACATCAAGAGGTCAAGCTTCAAGAATGGCTAAATGGTTGCTCTTTAACCAAAATAATTCATCTGAATTAGTAAACTTTACTATTACCGCTGAAGCAGGTGTATTGGTACGTCCTGGACAGATAATATCAGTGGCAGATCAGATGAAACAGGGAGTAAGAAGGGGAGGTAGGATTAAAACAGGTATCAGTACAACTAAGATAGAAGTTGATGATACAGCATCTACTGATCTTGTTACTACAGATAATGCAAAACTATCAGTTATCTTATCTGAT